CTCGAGAGCACTTCCTCGAGTTGAGGTAGGGGCCTTAATGTAAAAAGGCCGCACGTCCTCGCCGCGGAAGTAGTCACCTCCACAGCTCTCTCGGAACCCAGGCTCCAATGTGAAAAACGATTTCTCGCGATTCACGATGAAACCTACTGCTTCCGCTGCATCCATAAAAGTTGCAGCATCCACAGTGGGTAAGATACAGTCATCGCCAAACACAGAGACCGCCTCCCGTTCCTCAGGTAAACTGAGTAATGAGTAGGGGTTACTCCGTGTTCGCTGCATGACTGCACCTACGCCTAGGGACCAAAAGACGAGCGTCTCCAGCGGAAATGTTCCCGCGTTTCCCATAGTACTAACCATGTTCAGATCCACTGTTTCTCCCAAGATTTCCATCTTCGGGCAGCGGACCATGGTGACGTACCTGAACCACTGTTGAGGTAATAAATACCGCAGCAGTTCTATCGAAACACAGTCGCTAGCAGATGAGAAATCAATCGTGGCTAAATTGCCGGTGATTGAGCCCTCTCGTGCTAAACGCTTGTGAACGAAGGGAAGACACTCAACGTCCAATCCAACATCTTTCAAGCGGTCGTACATAATAGTCATCAAAGCCTGCTGAAAATACATATTAATAGTAGGTTCGATAGCTATCATACGACGTTTATCAGATGTCTTTGGAACGGTCGTAGCACGTGACGCTTCTACTATATCAATTTCTCTGGGCACGATATGCCTCCGGCGATTGAAAGCTTCAATCGCATCCTTCAACTGAACGTTGTCGGATAGATACTGATTATAGAGGGAAGCAGCTTCAGTAGTACTGCTCATAGGCCAGGTGTATTTAGCTTCAAGACTTGTATCCGAATAGGATACGCCTCTTGTAACGCCACTCGAGTGAGTGACGTTGTCCGCTATTTCACCCCAGGTAATATCCCTCAAGGTCCAATGCACAAGTGCACGGGCCCGTTTGAGCAAAAGCTCTAGAGGGTGTAGATGGTGTGAAGGAATATCACGAGGAGGACGAAATTCATCGTTCACCTTGCGCATTCTTTCATTTGTTTCGAGAAATTGGCTAAAAGCCGCCTTCTCGAGTTCATCTACATTACCGACAGTTGAATCGTACTTTTTAAGGCACGATTTTTGCTGGGCTTCTGAGAAGAACCGCTGAGCTTGGCTCCCATAGCCGTACATCTGTGTGGCATGGGACAAGTCACGATTAAGGTTCTGACTAATAGCTGTCGCTATTTTGTCAGGATCAAAGAGCGTTTTCCGCCTCTTTGCTACCTTCGGTTTCGCCATGGATATCTCCTTTTAAGGCGTAATCGATCGCACTGGTAGGACAACCCCTCGCGGTGCTGTCCACCTCGGAAACTTCCGGGAGGTGAGCGTCACAAACGCTCTCTCCATAGAAGTTATGCTCCTTTGCATACGCATCCACAGCTTCCATCGTACTACAGCCGGCCAGTGAGGCCAGAAGTAGTATACCTCCAATCATGGAGACGATGTAGACTGCGAGTGCAATTCGGAACGCATTTATCATTTTCATGATAACGTTCCTCTTATGCAACAGAGCCATCGTCAAACAGACCATCAAAGTCTGCGTCTACACCAGCGTGAGCGATAAGCTCACGCAGGTAAGCACGTTCAGAGGCGTCAGCCTCAGGATCGAAGGTAACTTCGATCTTGACCGTGTTTTTGGTGTAGTTCCCGTTTGCCAAAAGCATTGGCACGTGGAAGACGATCGAGGACCGCTGTTGAGTGTACCCATTCGGGGCACCCGACGACGGAACCGGTGATTTCGACGTTGCAAGACAAGTCTTGCGCAGGATCAGATCTGATCCATCGTCGATATACAACTTGTTCGTACCATCGGTAGAACCCAATGATACGAGCGAAGTTGCCGAACCCCCAGTAGGGGCGTAGGTAGCGCCAATTGGCATACTTCCGTTACTGAGTGACATAAGTCATCTCCTGGTAATGATCACCTCAAGCGTGCCCATACAAGGGCCAGCAAGTCGGCGATCTCGGTTGATGTGTCTACCAGATCACCTATCCGGACTTCCGGCATTAGGTCATTGATGGTAGGCGTCCAAGCTTCGCGCGTGTATGTACTTGTCGTTTCGGCAAGCACATCAGTTGCGTCGCTTTGTACGGACTGAACGAGTTTTGAAACGTGTCTTATCCATTCACGTTCCACTACTTTGGTTGTCTTAGTAGACTCCCAGCCGTTCAGCATCTTTACATTGGGATCAAGGAATGCCGTTAGCCCCCTCACTGCTTGTGAGAGGTTAAAGACACGATCTACCATGAAACTATAAGGCAAGATTGCCCACATAGTCTCTGGTATATCCTTAAATCTCAAACCATACTTATCCCTCCAACCCTGTGTTGGATTGGATACCTCGTAGATAATCCCCGCATGGCATTCAGTTGTAACTTCAACTGACGCCCGACTTTCCCAGGTTACAATAGTACCATGGTTGGTCACTCGGTCGGAAAAAGTATCCTTCCCAGTTGCGATGCGCCGGTTGGCGCGTGGTTTATCTTCTGTGATAACGCTTTTAACGGCGTCATTAACAGAACGGAGGAGCGGAGAAAAAGCAAAGCGGTATTGCAACCAAACGTCGGCAATTGCGTCGGCACGGTTAGCATACCTCTTTAGCTTATTCAGCCGATTTACACCCTCTTCAAACGACTTAGAAAGTTGTTTGATGGAGGCAAGAGGATTCCGAAGAAACCTCAAAGTTTCGTGTAATTCAGCTATATCTTCC